CAGTTTTAGCTGAAATGCTAGACCGATTCAACAACATTGAAAGCACTCACGCTACCTTTTGGGTGTATTTTAATGCGGCGACAGAAGAATCGAGAAATTATCTGATCAATATTTTGCTTGACGTAGGGAGCATCAATTTAGATGTTCTCAAAAAAGAAGGCGTATGGGCTAAGCAAATGCAAGGTCTGGGCAGACTTGAACTCAGTCAGACTTTTGAGCTCAATGTCTTGGTCAATAGGCTCGAGACAGAAGTTGACTGGGCACAAGAGAAACGGAATCGCACGAATCCGAGACTAGCACAAGTGCAGCCACATGAAACGTATGAGGCTTGTCTGAAGTTATTCGGAGATGCAAAAATCGAAGGCAAACGCGCGTTCAAGTATTCTTTTAAGGACTATTGGCAACAGCGAGCAGTCCTGATGCCCAATGGATCTGTTCACTCGGAGTATCCAGAAGACAAACGCATTATCAAGGACTTAGACTACAGGCTCAAATCGAAGAAAGGTTTCTTTTCATCACTGGACAACGTTACACATGAACAGTGGATACAACGGCCTCCAGAAATACACGCTTACACTTCAACCAAATATGAATGGGGCAAGACAAGAGCGTTGTATGGCTGTGACGTCACATCACACGTGCATGCTGACTTTGCGCTCAACAAATGTGAAGAAACATTCCCTTCGTATGTACCGACAGGCTCAAGGGCAACTGCTGATTACGTGGCTGGTGTTGCGAAAAACATGAAGCATCTCATCCCTTTTTGTTACGATTATGATGACTTCAACTCGCAACACAGCTTTGATAACATGAAAGCTGTACTGCGAGCTTGGCGTCAGGTGTATCGCAACAATCTGAGCAGAGCGCAATTAGCGAGTCTCGAATGGACCATCCGCTCGATAGACTTGCAGATCGTGCACTGTAGTCAAACTGATGATTCGTACAGAACCGCAGGCACGCTGTTTTCAGGCTGGAGACTCACTTCTTTTATGAACACAGCGCTTAATTATGCTTATCTTGAAGCATGTGGAATTTCGTCTTTACTATCATATTCATTGCACAACGGTGATGATGTTTTAGGCGTCGCTACAAGTTTCGAGCCAATGTTAAAATTATTAGCCAATTCAAAGAAGAAAGGTATTAGAGCCCAGGTTTCGAAGATGAACATAGGCACTATAGCAGAGTTTCTAAGAATGGACTTCAATGCTGCTAAGCCAACAGCTAAGCAGTATTTAACACGCGCCTGTGCCACATTTGTGCATTCCAGAATCGAAAGCGGTAGCGCTCGATCACAACGTGCTTTGTATGAGTCTTACTTTACAAGAAGAGATGAGATCTTAGCACGCGGAGGGTCAAGTTATATCATCCGACTTTTTGATAAACAGATTTCTTTTGCGAATTCGTTGTTCAAGACACCTGATTTCAAGAAAGAGTACGAAGAGCTTGATTTAGTCGCCGGCGGCAGAGCTGACGACGGTAAAGTCACTCATGATGTCTTGAGTGATGCAGTTATAGAAGAAGATAATGACATCGACGTGACGGCATTACGTCCTGGCATTCGTGATTTTGTCACTTATGTTTGCAGAAAAATGCCATCCATGCAAAGCAGCGCATCTGTTAAAAGCATGGAAAAGACGGTTTTGATGACGTATAACATCAAAAGAGACAGGATGTCTTTAACCAAGTCTAGTAAGCAACGGTTAGAATTAGACAAGTCTCTAAAGAAAATATGGAGTAGCTACTTACCGGTAGGTTCATTTGCAAAGGCGCGAATGTCTGCTCCGGACTTAGTCGCAGCTATGGCTGCAGCGAGTCCAAACCATGCTGAGGTTCTCTCACGATCTCAGGACCCTTATAGGGCCATCTCAATCATGGTATAAAAAGCCGAACGCCACAACTGGCGTTAAAAACAGGGTTTCTT